GTGATACAGGAATGTTTAATGTAGCATCAAACATACTCGCATTTTCTACAGCAGGTTCAGAAAGAATGCGTGTTGATTCTTCAGGAAATGTAGGAATTGGCACGACTTCACCCGACTATTTATTAGAAGTAGAAACTGGGAGTACAAGTGTTGCACCAAAATTAGGGTTTAGAAATACACAAGCTGGTACACAAATAGGGATGCCGGCAAATACAAACGCTTTATCTTTTACTACTGGTGATTCTGAAAGGATGCGTATTGATAATTCAGGCAGATTATTATTAGGCACTACTTCTAAAATAAGTGGCGACCAAGGCAACGCAGGTTATTTAGCAGTTCATGGAAATACAGATGCTTCAGGTTCAATTTGCGAAGTAAAGAACACAGGAAACCCTGCATCAAATAGAGATTTTATTAGGTTTTTTAATAGTTCAGATGGAGAAGCAGGTTCTATTGAGCATAATGGAACATCAAGTGTTGCTTATAACACATCTTCAGATTACAGATTAAAAGAAAATATTGAACCTCTTGCAAATGGTTTACAAAGACTTTTACAACTAAACCCTGTTCAGTTTGATTGGAAGTCTGATAAAACTTCTAGTGAAGGATTTATAGCACACGAAGTTCAAGAAATATTTAGTGATGCTATATCAGGTGAAAAAGATGGCGAACAAACACAAGGAATGGATTATGGAAGAATTACACCATTACTTGTTAAAGCTATACAAGAACAACAAACACAGATTGATGCTTTACAGTCTGAAATTAAAATTTTAAAAGGAGAATAATATGGCAATAGGATATACTTGGGATTGTAAAACTTGTGATACATATCCTTCAAAGGGCGGTAAATCAAATGTAGTGCATAACGTACATTGGATATTAACTGCTACAGACGACACTAATAAAGATAGCGATGGCAATAACTGGACAGCAAGTTCATACGGCACACAAGCTGTTAGCACAGATGATTTGTCTAGTTTTACTAACTGGTCAAGCCTCACTAATGCTGATGTGCAAGGCTGGGTAGAAACAGCATTAACTGCTGATACAGTTACAGCTATGAAAACAGGCTTAGATGCAGTTATAGCTGAAAAAGTAACACCAACATCTGTAACTAAAACATTAAGTTCATAAAGTAAATAAGTTAACTTTCAATTTGATTGCATAATGCTTATAATTAAATATTAATTAACTATAGAAATATTATGGAAGAACAAAAAAAATTAACTAATGAACAAGAATATTGTAAAGCTCAAATTGCTGATTTAAATCAAAAAGCAGCAACTTTAAATTTTCAACTTGACCAAGTAAAAGCAAGTTTATCAGTATTTACTAAATTACTTGCAGAAACAACTTCTGATGTAGCTACAGAAATTTTAAAAGAAAAAAAATCCGATAATACCAAAGGAGGTAAATAATGGATGTAATAGTAAGTATAGTAACTTGGGTTACAGCAATAGTAACCATTTCATCAATAATAGCAGCAAGTACACCAACACCAAAAGATGATATTTGGATTGGCAAAATTTATAAACTTATAGATATGCTAGCTATTAATGTTGGCAAAGCTAAAGAAGTTTCACCAAAAAAGTAATGGCTACTATAAAAGATGCTCTAACTGCTATAGAAGCACACGAAAGAGAGTGTAAAGCTTTATATAAAAGTATTGATAAAAGATTAGAAGATGGTTCAAAACGTTTTGATAAACTAGATAATATGATTTGGGCTGTTTATCCTTTTATTGTTGCTGTTGTATTTTTAGCAAGATTTGTATAATGGGTAGAGCAAAAAAATCTACAGTCAATAAAGCTGGTAATTATACTAAACCAGGTATGCGTAAGCGTATATTTAATAGAATAAAAGCAGGTGGTAAAGGTGGTAGACCTGGGCAATGGTCAGCTCGTAAGGCACAAATGGTAGCAAAAGCTTATAAAAAAGCTGGTGGTGGATATAAATAAATGGCTTATTTACAAAGCAGCATACCCTATTTTAAGTGTTGGGTTAGGAAAGAATACACACATAATCACGAAAAATATCATGGTGAGTTTTTACACGCTATGGTTATTGGAGTTACAACAATTCCAAAAAGATGTTTATCATTTCAAGTAATATTTACTGGTGCAGAAACATACGATACTGACGAGCCTAACGTACATGGTGGAGCTATGTGGGCTCGTATGCCTATTACAGCTCTTGTAGGAGATACTCCTTTTGAGGAATGGGCTAAACCTATGGAAGTTTGGGCAGCACAACCTTGGGATTGTGCATCTCGTACACATAGTATATATGTATTAGAAAACTGTACTCCATGTCCTTGGATGGCAAAAATTGATGGTAAGTTTTATCCTGCAAAATATTATTTTACTGTAGATTACACAAAATCTGATACAGCAGATGACCCTGCTCAACATAAACAAAATCATGTTCTTGAATTATTAGATGCAGGTGAATGGACAGGAAATATAGTAGCTTTACCTAATAATAGAGTAAGAATTACAAGACCTGCACAATTTGAATTAGGAGAAGGTGCTCCAGACTTTAGACCTTCGCAACATATTCATTATAGTAAATCTGATTTAGATTATACTTTAGATGTAAATCAAGTATTTGATAATTTATACAATGATAACAAGGAAGATTAATGCCATTAAAAAAATCACAAAGGTCTTTAAAAAATTGGGGTAAACAAAAGTGGCGTACATCTGATGGAAAACCAAGTAAAGGCAAAAAAAGATACCTTCCTGATAAAGCATGGAAATCTTTAACAAAAAGTGAAAAAGCTGCAACCAATCGAGCTAAAGCAAAAGGTAATAAAGCAGGTAAGCAGTTTGTAAAACAACCAAAAAAAATAGCTAAAAAAACAAGGAGTTATAGATAATGTCTAAATCACCAGATGCGTTTGTATATAACGCTACATTAGAAAGAATAGTAGATGGCGATACATTTGATTGCTGTCTTGACTTAGGTTTTGATGTAAAGTTACACAAACAACGAGTTAGACTTGCAGGTATAGATACACCAGAAAGTAGAACTAGAGATTTAGCAGAAAAAAAATTAGGTCTTATTGCTAAAGAAAGATTAAAAGAACTTTGTGTAGGTAAAATTAAAATTAAATCTTTAGGTAAAGGTAAATATGGTCGTATTCTTGGAATACCATATACAGAGGAAGGCAAAGATATTTGTCAAATGTTAATAGATGAAGGACACGCTGTTGAATATCATGGCGGAACTAAAACCAAATGGGGTGATTACTAATGAGTGAAGAAAGATTTAGCGGAGATATGAGTCGTAATGAGGTTGAAATAGACCTTAATAAATTTATGGCTATGGTACAAGAAATTGGTGAATTAAAAGCTAAAATTATGGAAATGGAAAACGAAAAAGAACCTGACAATCCTTGGCAGAGTTGGATATGGTTTTCTAACATGATTGATGCTTGGAGAATATTTCCAAGAATGTTCTTAACAGTTTACATAGTTCTTCTTTATAAATGCACTATATGGTTTATGGCATTACCAGAACCAACATTTGAACAATCAGGTCTTATATCTATTGTTGTAGGTGCAGGTGCTGCTTGGTTTGGTTTATACGCAGGAACAGCCAAAGATAAAATAAATAGTAAGTAATGGAAACCTTTGACCTTATAGAAAAGGTCGGACTACCTATAGCTGGTGGTCTTATTATGGGTTACTTTATATTTCTTATTATGAAACAGCTTATGGGTAATCTTGTAAGTGATATAAAGTCTGTTCAAGGTATAACTAAAATGCTTATTACTAGAGCATCAATAATGAACAACGATATTATTAGAATAGATACATCTGTATCTAGTGCTTTAAATTTAAAACCAGACTTAGATAGAATAGCTAGAGCAGAAAACTTTGTAGAAGATGGAAAGATAGACGCTAGAAGAGATTAATGGACATAGTAACTTTAGTAGAAAAGTTTGGCTTTACAACTATTATGGTCGTAGGTCTTGGTTACTTTGTTTATTATGTATGGCAAACAATTACTAATACTATAGACCCTGCTGTATCTGAAATGAAAAAAACAATTATACGACTAACTGACCAACTTAGGCTTTTAGACCAAGATATGATTCGTCTACAAGAAAAAGTAAATACTGTATTGGAGTTAAATGAAAAAGAAAATGACACAAAAACAAAAAGTGCAAGAAGAAATAGAAAAAACTAGAATCATAAGAGGGATTATGTTTATTGGTTTAATTATGTTTATAGGTATTATTGCTATAAATATAAAAGCAGACACAATAACTTTTAAATTTAAGTCTCCTAGTTTTAATGGTGTTGGTACTAGCTCACATTATTTAACTATAGAAAATCAAGAGTTTAGTCGTAAATTAACTATTAAAGAAGAAATAAAAGCTTTACAAGAAGAAATAGAAAGAGAAAAAGAAAATTCTACACTTGCTAGATTTTTGCGTAACTTAGAATCAAGAGTATATGCAGAACTATCAAGACAGTTAGTTAATAATCTTTTTGGTGAAACACCATCTAACTCAGGAACAATAACTTTAGAAGGCAACACCATAGAATATACAAGCGATGGCGTAACATTAACACTTAAAATAACGGAACAAGATGGAACAATTACTGAAATTACGATACCTATTGGTACTTTTTTGTTCTAGTTGTTCTATATTTGACCAACTTGAAGATACATACGAACAAAGATTTGAAGCACATAACATTGTAAATATATCTGAATTACAATCAAAAGAACTTGCTGATGTAAAACAACCAATATTAAAACCTGTAGTAGCTGTATATCCAGCAGCATTTACAGACCAAACAGGACAGCGTAAAAGTAATAGTGAGTTTGCTTTGTTTAGTACAGCAATAACTCAACAACCAAATGCTTTACTTATACGAGCTTTAAAACACGCAGGTAATGGAAATTTTTTTACAGTAGTTGAACGAGTAGGATTAGATAATCTTACCAAAGAAAGACAATTAATTCGTAGTGCTAGAGAACAGACTCTATCAGATGAAGAAAAGAAAAAAGCATTAAGACCTTTATTGTTTGCAGGAATATTAATGGAAGGTGCTGTAATATCTTATGAAACAAATTTAGCTACAGGTGGTGCAGGTGCTAGGTATTTAGGTATTGGTAAAAGCGTACAGTATAGAGAAGATAGTGTAGCAATAACTTTACGCATGGTATCAGTAGCTACAGGAGAAATTCTTATAGAAGTAATGACTGAAAAAACTATATTTAGTTATGGTAAATCAGAAGATATATTTCGTTTTATAGAAGCAGGAACAGAACTTGTTGAAATAGAAATGGGTAATTCCAGAAATGAATCAACAACTATAGCTTTAATGAAAGCAATAGAAAGTGCTGTATTAGAAATAATTAGTGTCGGTTACGACAGGAGTTTTTGGAAATATGAAGAAATTAAAATTGATGAGCCTGATTGTGATGCTGAGTGCATTGACAACATACGCGGCTGATAACGAAATTTTTGTAGACCAGTCTGGTACTGGTGCAAATATAGACCTAGAACAACTAGGTATATCTAATATCATAGGTGGTTTAAACAGCTCTGCAGGCAGTTTAACCGCTTTTGATTTAGATGGTAATACTATGACCTTAGATATCAATATGATTGGTGCTACTAATAAATTTTTAGGTGATATAAACGCTAATACTTTTACAGGTTTATATAATTTTACTGGTGGCAGTAATACTTTTACTATACAAGTAGACCCAACTAATACTTATAGTTCTGATGGTTCTGACCAAAATGTAGCAGTTACAGGTAGTAGTAATACATTTACTTTAAATCAAGGTACTACCGCAATAGCAGCAAACTTAAATTTAGATTGGATTATACAAGGTTCTAATAACACAGTTACATCAAATATTAATATTGATGGAGCTACTAACTTTATGGATATAGATGGTTCTGATAATGCAGTTACTTATACAGGTACAGGTGTTAATGCTTCAGCAGGTGGATATTTTTATTTAGACCATACTGGCGGTTCAAGAACTTTTAATATTCAACAACTGAGTACCCAAGATAATGACTGGCTTAAAATTATATCCGTTTCTGGCACTGCTGCTTCTACTGTTTGTGTCATTCAAAACGACCAAGGTACAAGCACAAGTTGCTGATATTGGAGATATATCTGAACTAAATGGTTCAGCACAAATAGTAAGAGACAAACCTTACGATGCTAATTTAAAATTTGCCATACAAAGTAATGATGAAGCCATAACAACTGATGGAAGAATGGCTATTACTTTTTTAGATGATTCTATAGTAAAACTAACTGAACATTCACAACTGTTAATAGATGAATATATTTACGACCCTGACCCATCTAAAACAAAAATGGCTCTTACTTTTGGTTTAGGTACTGCTAGATTTATTACAGGCAGTCTTAATAAAATAGATAAACAAAACATTACTCTTAAAACACCTACTGCAAATATAGCTATTAGAGGAACTGATTTTACAGCTACAGTTGATGAACTAGGGCGTAGCCTTATAATATTACTTCCAGACGCTCTAGGGCTCTCTAGTGGCGAAATAGAGGTAGTTACTGCTATGGGAACTGTTTTACTTAATAAACCTTATGAGGCTACCACAGTAAGCGTATTTGAATCAGCACCATCTAAACCAGTTATATTAGATTTAACTTTAGATGTTATAGACAATATGTTAATTGTTACCCCTCCTAAAGAAGAAGTAAATATAGAAGAAGAAACTACAACATCACAAACAGATAGCGTATTAGATTTTAACGATTTAGATATAGATTATTTAGCAGAAGATTTTTTAAAAGAAAATAATTTAGAGTTTACAGAACTAGATATTAACTATCTTGATGTAAATTATTTAGAAGATTTACTTAATGTTCTTGATGCTTTAGCTATAGAAGATGAAGAAGAACAATTAGCACAAGCTACAAGCACTCAAATTAGTGGTACTTCTTTAGGTAAAGATGCTGAAACACAAATAACAGCTTTAATAACAGGTAACTTAGTTAGTCTTAGAAGAGAAGTAAATGAAAGCGTTAGAGTAGACTTAAATGGAAGTAATGCTTATACAATTATATTTATACAAGATGGTATTTCAAATATAATAAAAGTTAATGGTGGTAGTGATTCAACAATAACAATAACACAAAGTGATTAATGAAAAAATTAATATTACCAATACTTATAATACTTTTATTACCATTAATATATCAATCAACGCCTACAGAAATACTAAAACTAAAAGTATTTGATTCTTTAATACAAACACCACAAGAATCTGGTAACTTTGTAATACTTAACATAACTGAAGAAGATGTAGAAAGAGAAGGTGGTTATCCATTACCAAGACAAAGACTTGCACAAATACAAATAGATTTACTTAATGAAGGTGCTGTAGGAGTAGGTTGGGTTATAAGTTTTCCACAAGCAGACCGAATGGGTGGTGATGAAATGTTTGCAGAAACACTTGGGTATGCACCATCAGTTATAGCTATGTTTGAAGATGGTAAAGGAAATTATCCTAAACCTACAGGAACAGTAGTGAAAGGTAAAGATAATGGTGGTATAGTATCTTTGGGAGTTAAGGAAAACCTGAACACTCTAAAAAATAATACATTACAGGGTCTAGCCATTGCTCCCACCGAAGTTGACCAACTTGTAAGAAGAATACCTCTTTTAGTAAAAACTCCTAACGATGATTGGATTCCTAGTTTTGGTACACAAATATATAAATCTTTATTTGATGTAAAAACTTATATTATAAAAACTAATGATAATGGTATAGAAGAAATATCAATTAGAGGAATACCACCTATTAAAACAGATAGCCTTGGTCGTAAATGGATTAGTTGGGTAGATACACCACAAACTAATTTAAAAGAAATGGAAGTAGCAGGTAAGTTTGTATTTGTAGGAGTTACTGCAAATGGAGTTATGCCACAGATAGCAACACCTGTAGGACTATTAGAGCCACATAAAATACAAACAGCACTAGCAGAATCAATCTTAATACAAGATAGTCCTTATATTCCTGATTGGCATTTAGCAGCAGAATTATTAATTTTAGTGATAACAGTAACTTTAGTTTGGTTATGCGTAAATATTTTTGGAATGACCAAAGGAATAGTATTTACCAGTATATTATTCTTTTTAACAATATTTTTTGGGCATTATCTAATACAGCGTGGAGTGCTTATAGATGTTAGTTGGACATTAATTTCACAATTTATTACAGCTTCTATAGGTTTTTATTTAAGATTTAGACAACAATACAAACTAAGACAACAAATTAAAAAACAGTTTGAACATTATCTTGACCCAAGACAAGTTAAAAAATTACAAGATAACCCAGATTCTTTAGTTTTAGGTGGTGAGCGTAGATATTGTACTTTTTTATTTACAGATGTAAGAGGTTTTACTGCTATGTCTGAAAAACTAGAGCCAGAAGAAGTAACAAAAATAATGAACAAAGCTCTTACAATACAAGCTAATGCAGTAAAAGAATATGATGGTATGGTAGATAAATACATAGGAGATGCAATGATGGCTATATTTAATGCACCTATAGATTTACCAAACCATGAAACTGCTGCAGTTCTATGTGCAAAAGAAATACAAGATAAAATAAAACAAGCTAATATTGATGTAGAAATAGGAGTAGGAGTTAATACTGGATATGCTGTTATAGGCAATATGGGTAGCGATACAAGGTTTGATTACACAGCTATAGGTGATGCTGTAAACCTTGCTGCTAGACTTGAAAGCTCTACTAAAGAAGTTGGAGAAGATATTGTTATAGGTTATAACACTATTAACGCAAAAAACTTTAATTCTGAAATTACACTAAAAGAGTTAAAAAGTATATATGTAAAAGGTAAAGAAAAACCCATACAAATATATACTATAATTAATTAAGATGAATAAAATTAAATTAGTTATAAAATGGATTATAAAGTTATTTAAGACACGCTATAAAGTTACTGTTTCTTTTAATAAAGAATATGGTGATTCAGATGACCGAAGTTACATTACAAAAAAAATATTAATTAAAAAAGAAAAACATCTTAAATTTCGTGATGAAAATAATAAACTTATAGAGTATAGAAGTGCAGCAGGTTTAAATTACATAATAGAGGATATTTAATGCAACAAGTTTTAATAGGAATTATTATGGTTTTAGGGTTTGGTAGCTATTGGTTATATAACGAAAATGTAACTTTAAAAGCTAATAATGTTGCTTTAGAAAGTGCTATAGCTACACAAGAAGAAGCAATAGAAAGTTTACAGAATGATTTTGAATTACAAACAGGACAGTTAAATGAGCTTGTTGTAAAAAGTCAAGCCGCACAAAGAGAACTAAACAGATATACACAGTTTATAAAAGACTATAAGTTATCTGCAAAAATACTGGCAGACCCAGTAGAAATGGAAAGGAAAATAAATAATGGTACAAAACATATCATGGAAGATATCGAGAAAATCAGCAATGTTGTTGATGACCTTGATGATGGCTTGCAGTTGCAGTCTGATACCGACTAAACAGATAGAAGTAACAGCAAAGCCACTAGATAGGAAAATAGTACAACCTATTATGCCTAGAGAAATAGATTTAAAAGAACCTATGTGGATTGTTGTTACTCCTGATAATTGGGAAGAACAACTTGCAAGAATAGAAAAACAAGAAGGCGAACTTGTATTTTTAGCTATGACAATACCTGATTACGAAGTCATGGCTTATAATATGCAAGAACTTAAAAGGTATATAAATGAACTTAAAGAAGTTGTTGTGTATTATAGAACAGTTACTACAACTAAAAAGGGAGAATAAAATGAACATATCACAAGAAGGTATAAATTTAATTAAAAAATTTGAAGGTTGCAAACTTGAAGCCTATAAATGTGCAGCAGATGTATGGACTATTGGTTATGGCTCAACTAAAGATGTAAAAGAAGGCAATACTCTTACCCAAGAAGAAGCTGAAGAGCTATTAATAAAAGATTTAAAAGTATTTGAAGATGCAGTAAATAAAGCTGTAAAAAGGTCTATGGTTCAATGTCAGTTTGATGCTTTAGTATCTTGGACTTTTAATCTTGGTGCTGGCAATCTTAATTCTTCAACTATGTTAAAAAAATTAAACAATCAAGAATATGATGAAGTAGTTCCACAAATGAAGCGTTGGAATAAAGCAAATGGCAAAGTTCTTGAAGGTTTAATTAGAAGAAGAGAAGCTGAAGCTTTGTTATATGAAGGTAAAGAATGGCATGAGGTATAACTATGCCATTAGCAAAATATGTATTTAAACCAGGAATAAACAAAGAAGGTACTAATTATAGTAATGAAGGTGGTTGGTTTGATGCAGATAAAGTTAGATTTAGAAAAGGTAGACCTGAAAGAATAGGCGGTTGGCAAAAACAAAGTACAGATAGTTTTATAGGAACTTGTAGAAAACTTTTTATTTATAGAGCATCTAGTGGTACAAATTACATAACACTTGGTACTCATCAAAAATTTTATATATTAGAAGGAAATGTATTTAGTGATGTTACCCCCATACGAGCCACGACTACTAATGGTATTGTTTTTGCTGCTACTAATGGCAGCACTACTATAACTGCAACTGATGATGCACATGGTGCTGTAGAAGGTGATTTTGTAACAATAAGTTCAGCAGTAAGTTTAGGCGGTAATATAACTGCTTCTGTGTTAAATCAAGAATATCAAATAACTAGTGTACCTAGTGTAGATACATTTACTTTTACAGCTACAGCTACAGCAAACTCTAGTGATAGTGGTAATGGTGGTTCTGCTGCAGATGCAGCATATCAAATAAATACAGGTTTAGATGTATATGTAAAATCAACAGGTTGGGGTTCTGGAACTTGGGGTGCAAGTACATGGGGTTCTGCTAATGATTTAACATTAACTAATCAATTAAGATTATGGTCTATAGATAACTTTGGTGATGATGTAGTTTTAAACCCAAGAGCTGGTGGTATTTTTTATTGGGATGAATCATCAGGTGGAAATACAAGAGCAGTAAATGCAACAAGTTTAACTAATGCTAGTGATGTGCCAACAAAAGTATTGCAAATAATGATTTCTGATGTTGATAAACACGCAATAGCTTTTGGTTGTAATCCTATAGGTTCTACAACTATTGACCCTTTATTAGTAAGATTTTCAGATACAGAAAGTATTATAGATTGGACTCCTACTGCAACTAATCAAGCTGGTGGTGTACAACTATCTATGGGTTCTACAATTATAGGTGCATTAAGAACAAGACAAGAAATACTTATTTGGACTGATGCAGGTATAGTTTCTATGAGATTTGTAGGAGCACCATTTGTATTTTCATTTAATGAAGTAGCACATGGTCCATCTTTAATATCTCCAAATGCAGCAGTTAATGCTAATAATCAAGTTTATTTTATGGATAATAGTGGATTTTATAGTTACTCAGGTAGTGCTCAAAGATTACCATGTACAGTATTAGATTATGTTTTAAGTGATTTAAATCAAGGACAAGCATTTAAAGTATTTGGTGCAGTAAATGATAGTGCTAATGAAATAATGTGGTTTTATCCATCAGGAGATAGTTTAGAAGTAAACAAATATGTTATGTATAACTATTTAGAAAATGTATGGTCTATTGGCACAACATCAGATAATTTTGTAAGAACTGCTTGGGATTCTGCTGTAATATTAAACAATCCTATAGCAGCAAGTAAAAATGATAGCACAGTAAATACTAATTATATTTATTTACATGAAGTAGGACATGGGGACGATGGTAGTGATTTTACTGCATATATAGAATCTAGTGATTTTGACTTAGACCCAAATGGAGAAAAGTTTATAGCAGTAAATAAAATAATACCTGATATACAATTTAGAGACCAACAAAATACTACAGATGATGTAACTATTACAATTAAAGGTAGAAATTATCCTTTAGAAGATTTATCTACTTTATCTACTGTATCAGTTACACCAGCTTCTACATTTACTAATACAAGAGCCAGAAGCAGACAATGTGCTATTAGAGTATCTAATTCATCAAGTGATTATGGTTGGAGACTTGGAGATTTAAGATTAGATATAAGACCAGATGGTAAAAGATAATGGCAAATCCTAAATCAATAGCATTGCCTTTAGCACAACAAGAATATAGTTCCGCAGATGAGGCAGTTACAAGAAGAATAATGGAACAAGCAATACAAGATTTAGCTATAGAAATAGATAAATTACAAAAATTGCAAAGTGTTGTAGTAAGTAAAGGTTTAAAAAGACATCAATTTTTATTAATGGGAATGAAACATGGCTGATAATTTAAAAGTTTTAGGTCAAGTTGACCCATCAGCAACAACAGTTACTACACTTTATACTGTGCCTAATATGACACAAACAACAGTTAGTTCTATAGTTGCTGCAAATAGAACAGGTTCTGCAATAACATTTAGATTAAGTGTTCATGTAGCAGGAGCAGGTGCTGATGATAAACAATATCTTTATTATGATAAATCAGTAGCAGCTAATGATTCGTTAGCAATAGTTTTAGGTATTACATTAAATCAAACTGATGTGGTAAAAGTTTATACAAGTGCAGTTGACATGAGTTTTAATATGTTTGGCTGTGAAACAAAAGAGGAAGATAGATAATGGCAAAAAAAGATAAAACAGATATTTCTCAAGAAATAAATGAATTTCAAAAATATTTATACACACCACAAGATACAATAGCAAAAAGTGGAGAATATAAAGCAAGAATGTTTGGCAAACATCACGATAATTTTTTAATTAATGATTTTATAGATAGCAGTTCTTTAATGACACCATATAACTTTAGAGCAAGATTGTTACAACCAGATATTGCTAATAGATATAATAGTAAACAAATTAAAGCTATAGAAGAAGCTTTATATTTAGCAGCTAATAATCCTATGTTAAATAAAAAAAAGCGTGGTGATATGTTTGAACGAGAAGCAAGAAGTAAATCTACAATTATACATCCAAGATATAGGGCTAAAAATTATGATGATATACAAAATATTTATAATCAATATAATCAAGGTGAAGTAGGTATTGATAAAGCAACAAGAGTAATTAATGAATCAATAAGAGAAAATGCACCAAAAGATTTAGCTGTTATTATGAGAGATACATCAAATCCACAGAAATTTACTGATTCTCCTTATGATGGCGGTATTGTTGATGCTTATAAAGGTCGAGATGATATAAAAAATATATTAAGAAGTATAGACCCTGAATTTGGAGATAGACCTATATTTGGTGCATCTGGTCGAGAAGAAGTAAAAGGTGCTCTAGGAACAAAAGCAGAAAATGTAGTAAGACTTTTAGCTTCTTATGGATATAACAAACAACAAATAGTAGATGCCATGGCAGATAGAGATTCTCCATTAAGTATGGATGTAGATATAGATTTTTTAAATAAACTTATAGGACAAAGAGTTATGACTGATAGAGAAGAAGTTTATCAATCTCCAAAACAATTTAATGTTGAAGCAATACAATATGAAGATGATGCTGAACCAAGAACACCTGGATATACATATTTTGGACCAGGAGAAGGAACTCCTTTAGGATATATAAATCCAGCAGGTGAAAGAGTAGATACATCAAGAAATTTTTTTAATGAACAAAGATTAAAAGAATTAGCACAAGCAGGAACACCAGCTATAGAAGGCGAAGGTCAATTAGTATATGACAAGCCTGTATATGAAACTATAGATGATAAAGAATTTCAATATAAACTTAGTCCTAGTGTAATAAATTACATTAAAAATAATCCAGAAGCAGCTAGATTTTTTAATTTAGAAGGCATGGAACCAGTAGATTATTCAGGACCAATATCTCGAATACCAGTTCCAAAAGCTTCTGGTGGTAGAACAAATTATAAATCTGGTGGATTAACAAAATTAGTTAAACAAAAATTAAATAAATAAGGAAACTTATGGATATAAAACAACAAACTCAAAATGTAGCAGCACAAGGTCGTTATGGAGATTCTATGCTTCTTCATGTTAATCCTGCAGAAGTTAAAGGATTAGCATCTGCTATGCCAATAACAGTTAATCCACAAACAGGACAACCTGAAGCTTTCTTACCTTTCTTGGCACCAATTTTAGGTAGCATGGCTGGTACTGCTTTATTAGGAGCAGGAACTGCAGCAGGATTATCTGCAGCAGCAGCAGCAGGTATAGGAGCAGGTTTAGCTACATATGCACAAACAGGTGGCTCTGGTTCTAAAGCATTATTATCAGGTCTTACAGCAGGTATGGGTACAAAAGCTTTAGGTACTGGAGCAGGTACAGCAACTGGTTCATCTGCACCTATAGACCAATCAGCTTTTGAATCAATGAAAGATATATTTACTCAAACTCCAGGAGGGAGTTCAAATACATTTGATTTAGGAGTTAAAACTTTAGCTGAGTCAGCAATGACTCCAAGTGGAATAGTAGCAGGAGTTGGTGCAGGAACACAAGGAGTAATGGCATCACAAGAACAATTTGAAAGAGAAATGGCTCAACTTCAATTAGATGAAGAAGAGCGTAAAAGAAAAATGTATGAAGATTATCCTGAACAAATACCAATAGCTTCAGGTGGTAGTACAAGTTTTGCAGATGGCGGTAAAACAGGATATAGAAGAGGTCAAAATGTTTATTATGACCCAAGAGAAACTAATAACTTTAATACAGGTTCTGGTGAATATTATGTTCCTGGTGGTCGTGCACAAACTACTACTAGACAAACTAGACCTATAACACCTGGTTATATGGCAGGTTTTATGCCTGAATACAGATACTTTCAAGGCGATGACCCAAAAACATATCTAACAAGATATGCTAGAGATATACAAGATAGCAGTAGTCAACAACCACAAAATACAGAAGCACGACCTCCTATGTCAAATTATGGTGGATTTAGACCACCTATGCCTTTGCAACCACCATTTATGGGCGGTAGAGGTTATCAATCATATCAACCTAGATTTGGAGGATTTGGAGGATATGGAGGATTTGGTAATCCATTTATGCAAAGTCCTCGTTATCAAAGTTTTTATGGCAATCCTCAAATGGGTGGTATGTTTAATCCTTATGCAAGGTTTAATCAACAACCTATACAACCATATTTCGCACCACCTCCAGTTTATACCCCACCACCACAACCACCAATAGATACTCCTCCACCTAGTGATGGCGGAGATTTACCACCAACAGATGGACCACTATTACCACCTATTGATGATGGTATAGGTCGTAAAGGTAGAACTAGAAATGTAGAGCCTATAAGTCCACCAAATAATTTTGTTAATCCTATTGCAGTTGGTAGACCAGCACAACCTCCAGTTAATACACCACCTCCTGTATCAACACCTCCAGTTAATACACCACCTCCTACAGTAACAATACCTATTGAAGGAGGAAGAGATGTAACAATACCTGATTTTAGTAAAATAAATACTCCTAATCCTAGAGATAATTTCATATCTATAGGTGCACCAGTAAGTGGTATAAAACAACCAATGCCTGTAAATGATGGTCCTGGAAGCATGGGCAGACCTGTAGCTCCAATATTAGGTGGTAGTGATTTCTTACCGAAACCAGGTTTTATAGGAAAACCAGATATAGGTCCACCTAATCGTCCTAAACCAGTAGAACTGCCAGACTTTGGCTATGGTCCAGGAATAAGACCAACAGAAATTTTTAATTCTGATGGTACAATAACTGGTCCAGCAGGTGTTACACCACCCAAGCGTGATGATTTTATGTCTATAGGTGCACCATTATCAAATAAAATAGGTCCTATTAGCGGAAATAATGAAATTAATCCTAATATTTCTGTTGGTTCTGGATTTTTTGATAATCCTATAATACCTAGAATGATTAATGAGAATCCAATACCATTTACACCACCTACACCAGCAGCACCAGGTAATACACCTATGACACCACCAACAGGATTTAAACCTATGGGTGGTATGCCTATGTTTGGTCCACCTATGTTTGCAGATGGTGGAGATACTGATTTACCTAATGAAGGTTTAAAAGCTTTAGCTAAAACAGAAAAAGGTAGAGAAGCTGTAGAAGCAATGGGTTATCAAGAAGGTGGACCAATAGATATGATGCAAGACCCATTAACACAAGAAGTTATAAAATTTATTCTTGGCGAATCTGATAACGAAGATATTATTATGATGTTTGTTAATAAATATGGCACAGAACAATTTCAAATGTTAAGAAGTACTATATTAAAACAAGCTGCAGGTAATCCAGATGCACAAACAGAAGGACTAATACAAGGTAATGGTAATAGCGGTATGGCAGAT